AATTCCTTATCTGAATTACAGAGACGAGTCCCAAAAAGGGTGGTTTGATTTTTTAGTAAGTGGGTATGTATTTACAGAAAAAGGCGTACGTAATAACGAACCTTTTTATAGAACATTGAATCCTGTAGATGTTGATTATGATAAAGACCCAAACATTGATTTTGTAGAAGACGGTAACTGGGTAGTTATAAGAGAGCTAGTAAGCAGGTCTTCTATTATTGACCATTTCCGTAAAACACTCTCTAAAGAACAAATTGACAGATTAGAAAGTCCTCAGAATTCAAATAATGATATGTTGTTCTGGTATGGACAAGAAGAGCAAGCATTTTCAGACGATGTTGAAGACTATGTAGAATTATGTACAGTATATTGGAAGTCTGTGAAAAAAGTAGGATTTCGTACATATATAGACGAATACGGAGAAGTATACGAAGAAGTAGTAGACGAAGACTACAAACAACAACCTGATGATATTGATTTAGAGTGGGATTGGATTAATGAGGTATGGCAAGGATATCGAGTGGATGGTGATTTGTATTTTGATATTAAACCTATTGAAGCTCAACGAAGTAGCATAGATAATCCTTCTAAATGTAAATTACCTGTGAATGGTAGAATATATAGTGAGAGAAATTCAACTAATATTTCTATGGTTCAGTTAGGAATCAGCTACCAGCTATCCTACAATATCTTTAAATACAGGCTTGAGAACGCTATAGCAAAAAGTAAAGATATTCTAGCCATGCTAGATATCAGCCTTATTCCTAAAGATTGGACCATGGATAAGTTTATGACTATCCTAGAATCTACAGGTATTGCTTGGGTAAACTATCAGCAAGAAGGGATGCAGTTTAACCCACAGCATCAGTCTGTACTAGATATGTCTATTCGTACTATTGATCAATATATAAATTTACTTAGATTTATTAGAGAAGAATGGGAGTATGTAAGTGGAGTGTCTCGTCAGAGAATGGGAGAAATAGGACAATATCAAGGAAAGGCAAGCGGAGAGCAGGCAATTATTCAAAGTTCTCACATTACCGAAGAGTTCTACAGAAAGTTTTACGGGTTAGAACAAAGAGACCTCCAAGGTCTGATTGATTTAAGCCAGATTGCATGGATTAATGGTAAAAAAGCAAACTATATTACAAACAAAGGTTACAGTCAATTCTTAAATATTGATCCTGAGACTTTTGCTCACGAAGAGTTTGGTATTTTTGTTAAGGACGCTAACCTTGAAAGAGAAAAATTAGAACAAATCAGAGGATTGGGGCAATCATTTATTCAAAATGGCGCTCCTATGAGTATTGTAGCTGAAATGCTAGACAGTGATAATTTTGCAGAGTTGAAGGATTTAGTACAACAAGCAGAACAAAGTATGCAGGAATTACAAGATCAGGCGCAGAAAGCAGAACAAGCAATGGCTGAAGCAGAATTACAAAGTAAACAAGAAGAAAGAGCCTTCACTGCAGAACAGAATGAGAGAGATCGTCAAAATAAAATTGACATAGAACTCATTAAATTAGAGTTTCAAGACGTAGATGAAAACACTTCTGCAGAAGAAATACAAAGAAGAAAGTTAGAGCTAGAAAACAGGTACAAACAGGCTGAATTAGCAGAAACTAAGAGATCTAATAAAGCAAAAGAAAGCATAGAAAGAGCTAAGATTAGAAGTACAAACTCTAGCAGTAACTAAATTTGAAATAAATTTATAAATAATCTTGACATTATAACCACTAAATCATAAATTTGATTATGCCAAAAAATGAAGAATTAGTAGACTTCTTAGAAGGAGTCGAATTACTTGAAGAAGACCAGGAAGAAACTCCTGAACTAGAGCTAGAAGATGAAGATCTTGAAGAAGATGAAGATCTTGTAGACGAAGACCTCGAAGAAGAGGAGGAAGACGAATCTGAAGAAGAGAGTCCTGAAGACGAATCTGAAGAAGATGAAACAGATGACGAGGATGCTCCTTTAGTTGACATTATAAAGAACTCATTAGGGTTTGAATATGATGAAGAATTCGAGGATACTGAAGAAGGTATACAATTACTTGTTGAGCGTTCTGCTGAAAAACTTGCAGACAACAAATTAAATGACATCTTTAGTGAATATCCCGATGTACAAGAATTATTTGAGTACCGTAGATTAGGGGGAGACCCTGAGAAATTTATGGAAACCAAATTTCCTGAAGTAGACTTTTCAAAGGTTGAATTCGATGCTGACGATGAAGCACAGCAAGAAATGCTTGTTAAATCAGAACTCAAATTAAATGGGTATACTGGTAACGAGTTGGAAGCTGAGCTTGAAGACATCAAAAATGGTGGAATTCTTGAGAATAAAGCAAAACGTGCGCTATCTAGGCTGAAAGCCAAGCAAGAAGAGGAACAAAATTCTCTTTTGGAACAGCAACAGCAAGCGTACGAACAACAACAACAAGAAATCGAAGAGTACTGGCAAGAGGTAGAAAACAAGATTGATACTTCTACTTCTTTTAAAGGTCTGAAGATTCCTTCAAAAGACAAAAAAGATTTCTTTTCGTACATCTCTAAAGTTACCGAAAAAGGGGTAAGCCAACGAGATTTAGACTTAAAGAAAATGGATAACGAAACAAAGTTAGCCATAGATTATCTCCTTTTTAAAGGATTTGATCTTACTGAAATTGTCGATAGAAAAGCTAAATCTAAAAATGCTAAAACGCTGAGAGAGCGTATGGCAAAGAAGAAGCTTGAAAAACAGAAGGAAGACAGGCAGCCTGGTACTTTTGAAGAGCTTGGCACAATTTAACCTTAAAAACAAATAAAAAATGGCAAAAGTAGAACCACGGTTGTACGCAAAACGTACAAAATACAATGACACTCAGAAGTCTGATGTTCAAAGTATTTCCTCTGCACTACTTACCCAATCTGAGAAGCTAAGTATGTTCCTTACTTTCTTAGGAGGTAAAGAAGACGGCAGATTTCCCCTTTCAATGTTATCGGAAGGTGTAGGAAATACTAAGACAATCAACAAACTTGAGTATAACTATGACGTAATGACAAGATTACGTAAAACTCGCCCTATTGCAGTGGCAAGTTCAGGAAATCTCGGATTAGGAGGTTCATTTTTTAAGTTAACTTTCCCTGATCGTTGGTTTATTAAAGATTATATCCTTGTTTCTAAATCAGGAGTTCAAGCTCGTATTATGAGTGATCCTGTTCCTAATGGAAACAATTGGGATTACACTATGAGATTAGTTAGCCCTGATTCAACGGCTACTCTTCCTGATGCAGATGCTGCTGTAGGAGCACAGTTCGCAAGTCTATTTGCTGCTGTAGGTATTGACTGGTCTAGAGGAAATGCTAGTAACTGGGAAGCACCTGCAAATGTAAAAGGTAAACTTACTACAGTACGTAAGTCTTACCGTATGTCAGGCGAAGCTAAAGAAACTGTAATGGAGATTAATCTTCCTACAGCTTCAGGAGGAAAATCTAAATATTGGATGGACTTCGAAGAGTGGCAATATATGCTACAGTGGAAAGAAGAATGTGAATCATATTACTGGTATGGTCAGCAATCTTATGATGCTAACGGTGTGACTAACATGCTTGATGAGAACGGACAACCTGTAGTAATTGGTCCAGGACTATTAGAGCAAATCCAAAATAAAGAATCTTATTCTGTTCTTACAGCAAGCAAGATTAAAAATATCGTAAGAGATATTTTCTTTGGAATGTCAGATGGTCAGAAAAAGCAAATCGTTCTGTACACAGGTACAGGAGGTGCAGATGAGTTTGACCAAGCAATGAAATCTGAACTTGATGCAACAACTTATCGTCAGTACAATGATGGAAAGTTTGTAACAGGAACAGGTAGAAACTTAGCTTTATCAGGCTTCTTTAACACCTATGAGCATATTGATGGTCATACTGTAAAAGTAGTTAAAGTTCCCTTATTCGATCATGGTGCTGTAGCTCAGGCTGCACAAAAGCATCCTCGAACAGGACTTCCATTAGAATCTTATAGAATGGTATTCGTTGATCAGTCTAACTACAATGGAGTTCCAAACCTTCAAATGCTTAGCAGAAAGAATCGTGAGATGCTTCGTTGGGCAGTAGCAGGTTCAACTGTACCTACAGGATTCCCTGGAAACGACCTTAGAGCG